TTCTCGGCCATTTTAATTTCCTTTATTAGGCACAAAAAAAAGCGAGAGTATGGACGATAGGAAGCTATATTTGTTCCTACCGCATGGAGTCCATGCTCTCGCTTAATCTTGCTGTCCCCTGTGGATCAGACAGGGTTAGCCTATTATTCTAAATGTGCTTTAACTATACTGGCATAAATATCGTTCAAGTCCTTTTCGATTATCCTTGAAACTTCTTTTATATATTCCTGGGTGCCGCCTATTTTCTCCGGCATACGGACAATCCGCCTTGCCATTTCGAGTGCGCCCCGAACCTCGGATAATTCTGCTGTAGTATCAAACAGATGAATCTTGACGTAATTAACAACTTCAGCGATCAGCTTCTTTCTGTATCGGCCGAACTCGTCGCTGGTGTATAGTTCGTGAAGGCTCATTGCTTTGTCCCCTGCTCAATCTCTTGCGCCTGCTGAACCGCCTGCTGAATCGCCTGCTGAATGACCGGCATCAACTGAGGCATTTGGACAATCGCCCCGATGATTTGAGCTACGTCAGGGTTGATGTACTTGTCCGTCTGGGTTCTACCGTAACTTTGAAGTAAGTCTTTATAAACCTCGATGTGATTGGTTAAGGCCTGGTACACCGGGTTCTGGGTTGATATGGTTGCAAAGTCCTCATTTTCCTTGCGCTCAATGAGCTTATTGGCGATTTCAGTCGATCCGGACAGCCTGAACTTGTACGGCCTGTTCATGGATTGACGCGGGATTCGCACTTGTTTATCGTCAATGATAAAGACTTTATCGAACGGCATGAATTGATAATACAGGTCGTAGATGGTTCTTATCAGGGTTAGGAACTCTTCCCGAAAGGTTTTCATCTGATAGTTGTGCTTGACGTTGCCCTCCTGAATGACCGCCATAACTTCAGTAGCCGTAACGTCCTTGCCACGCTGTTCGGATAATCGCCCGACCTGCATATCCCCAATGGATACCAGGCGCTCCCATAAGGCTATCCAGAGATTGATAAACTCTATAAAGCCTTTCGGATCGAGATTGAACTTGGGAAATACGACCTGAGATGGGTCATCTACTTTAACCCCAACTCCGGGTTTAATAATAATATCACTGGGCAGACCTGCTTTATCGGAATATATGAACCATGGCACCATGGTAACATCAGCGTTGTTCATTACTCGGTTAAAAGTCCCGCTTGCCCCATTCTGAATAGATTTCATCTTGCCGTAAACCGATGTGCCGTATGCCCGTTTCTTTTCCGGAAATAAGCGAATGCGTTTTATGCGGTGTTCGTTTTTAAAGTTAAGTTCACGGAGCAGGCAAAGCCGGAGCAGGATTTTCTTTTCCAAAGCGATCAGGGCGACTATGCGCTCTTCCTTGAAGTCCTCAATCTCTTCTTCTTCCTGATCTTCTTCCTGATAAATGTAGGACAGGCAACATTGAATGCACTCAATGGTTTTCTTTCCCGTAACCTTAACGTCTTCGATTCCCTGGCTCGGGGTTTGCTGCTCGTCAGTAAGATTTGAATCCCCAGCTTCCTTGACGAGCCATTTGCCGATGTTCATATAGCCTTTTCTGCTACGAAGCCGCATCAGTTCGGCATAAGTGGGTCTTACAAGGTGAATTACCGGGGTGGATTCCCATTCATCAGCGTTGTCCGGTACAAATATATCAGTGAACTCCGCATAATCTATTTTTCCGCCTTCAAACTCGTTTACGGTTCGATCTTGAGTTTGTGCAGTTCCGGTTTCCGGGTTGATAACGACCTGACCATTCTGATCAAAAACGAAATCCCTGCGGATAACATCGTCGGTATCGTAATCGGCTATCGGAAAAACCGTACCTTCCAGGCAGAGCTTATGTACGGTCGTTCTGGCATGATCTTCGATTTTCACTACGTGCTCAAGCTCAGCATTGAAAGAATCCTCAATGGTTTGCACATCGTCGGGTTGCTGCTTATCACCTTCAAGGACGAGCCTGACATATGGTTTCCTGCCGATTAGCCCGGATACAAGTCGTGGTTCGAGGTTATCAACTGTGATGGTGGTAAGGGGCAGGACGATATTAGATGCGTTATCCCATGGAAAAGACGCTGGATCTTCCTTCTGCTCGTAGGCTTTTATGGACGCCTCGATTTCTTTTATCTTGGCTTTGCGGTATTCAGAGGATTTGATATCTTCGTACAGGTCAACACAATGCTCAACCAGGTGCTGCCATTCGCCATTAAGTTCCTTGGACGCTTCGTCGTAAATTATCGGGTCTTTAGCTTCCATAATGCTTCCTTAAAAACTCCGGGAACCCGACCACATCACTCATTTTTTTAATCTCGGCTTTTGTGGCGTCAAGACGCGGTATGCCCTTGCCATTTAGCTCCTGCCATTCCCACACGCCTGCCTTCTGAAGCCGAAGTACCTGCCGGGATTTATAAATCTTCCAGGCAGATTCGATATCGTCCATGGTAAACGTCATTTCTTCTCCTTGCCCTTCTTTCTCACCTTCCTGGCATGATACTGCCGAAACATACCGTAACAGGCGGCAACCGATCGCTCCTTGGATTCTTCGGGATGCTCCTGCTGCCGAACAGGTACGCAGCGGTTGACGTAATCGGTTACGTCTTCGTCAGGCTTCGGCTCGGGCATTATTTGAATTTCCTGAATAAAATGGTTTTCCGAGTTAATAAAAATTCCTTCGGAATAAATCCAAATCCAAATCGACCACGAACATGACACGAATAATCAGGATGGCTTTGCGTTCCCTCGTAACCGCACCTTTCACAAAAACTCCCACACGTAATTCTCCATGACATTCTGCTTTGAAATATCGGCACAAAACCTTTTGGGGTTTTTTCTCCAACAACGGCCTTAATGCAATCCGGATTATACCATCCCGCTTTATCGATATCCCCTAAAATTTTAGGCCAACCGTCCGCCACTTTTTTTATAGTCCCCGGAGTATGGCGGAATAAATCCAAGATGTGCTTTCCAAAACTCTCAACCCCGTCACAAACGGATAGGATGTATATTCTTTCAAGAAGTTCTAAAAATGCCTGTATTTCTGGATTTTTGCCGGCCATCGGATAGAGTATGTAATCTTCACAAAATTCTTCGGTCCTTCCCGCAATAAAAGCAAATGATTGATTGACTATTTGATGCCCCCCATAATCCTCCATTTTACCAATACTATATAGAACATCAAGTCCAATGGTTTCCTGCCATGTTGAAACAAAATTAAATTCTTTCGGCATTTATTCCCCCAAGGTATTCATCAGGTTTTTTCTTAGTTCTACAGAAGGAGGCTTTGTAAAATAAAACTCATAATCACTATCCGGTAACTTTTCTGCTATACACTTTCTTAGCCACTCGGGTGTGTTTTTGTTGACAACCTGCACGCTGAATATTTTTTTCATATTTTCGTTGATGTACCACCCTCTGCTAAAATCATACACAAAACCATTTCGTTCTAAAATGTCCGACTTAACTTTTAGCTCCGGCACTATTCAGCCTCCACAACCCGAACTACCCGAATATCCCTGGTAATATCGTTCTGCTGCAACTCGACCAAAACATTCGCCCCGGTATGTAACCCAAGATCCGGATCTATTTCTAATGACATGAACTCGACAATCGGAACCCAGGTTTCAATAATCTGAGACTCTAAATCCTTAACTGACATTTTTACCTTTTTCTTTGCCATCACTTCCTCCACATTACTTTTAATAATAATTACATTAAATAATGAAATAAAAACGTATTGTCAATAAAAACAATTACCCATAATACTCCGCGTATGACCCGTCCCACTTCTTCACCTTGTTGCCGGGGTGCAACTGCCAGTTTTTAAAACCGCGCTGCGGCAATCTGCCACGCTTGTCGCGCCCCCCTTCCTCCCTCGGCAATAACGTCATCATCTGAGACGCTATAGCCGCGGTCGTTACCCTGTCGTCATGGTTGCCGGAAGCCGCATTGAACTTGCCGTTTTCCTCAATGAACGTCCTCATCTCCGCAACGGTTTCCTTGCACCTTAACTGCAACGCTCCGTCACGAACCGCCTCCCTTAAACTGTCAATCATCTGCGGCTTGGTCTTCCGGTTGCTCTGCCAACCAGGTTGACCCGGTTTCATCTCGAATTGAGGATACGATTTTCTCGACAAATCCGCCACAACCGTAAAACCGTGATTGTTTAATTCAGTACAAGCCCGGCACCTGCCGTACATATCGCCAATCATCTCAGCCATATCAGCTATCATGTCGTAATCAATATGACCGTGCCATTGAGCAGCCTGAACTCCGGTCCTATGATTGTAAACATCTATAACCGAAAAATCAGGGTCTTTATCCTTATCGTCGCTCTTGCCGCCTGCCGTGTCTATCGTAATGAAATAAGAATCTTCCGAATTGTACCGCTCCCATACCCTGAAATGACCATGCTTATTGGGTCGAACCCGCACTTCCCCGGCGGCACGAACTACATTGCCGATAACAAGAGGCTCTGAACACAACAATTCAATATCGTCGCATAATGTCTTGGAAAAACAATTTGATCCACTCGACAAAAACGCTTCAAGTACGTCCGAAGGATACTCCTGCTTAAATAAATCCTCAGAACCGTTACACTTATTGTTAATCGCCCACTCGCGCCAGTTAAGCTGCTCCCAAGTTAAACCGTACTTCTCCTGGAGCTTCTTAGCCTCCGAATCCACCCACCTCAGCTCTTCCTCGTCAAATACCGGCTGATTAACACGACTAATAAACGCCTGCTTCAACTCAGGGCTGTCAAACGGCCTCGTATATCGCGCATGAACAAACCACGGCACAAAGACCAATATCCACTCGTTCTGGCTCTCCGGATCCGGATCATGGTACGCAAACGGATACTCAATCGTCTGATTGTGCGGCAACGGCGCTCGATAATAAACGTTCTGACCCTCACAATACGACTTTATCACCGCCTCGTGAAACG